TAATAGTATCTGTATCCCAGTCAATCTCCTTGTTTAGAGCCTGACCAAGAAATTGTCCATATAGTTTGCTTGCCATTGTCTATTCCTCCCTTATGCAACAGTCTTCTCAACGATTGCGAACGCATCAGCATCTGCAACAGCAAAGCCACGGCGAACACGAGTCTTAAGAAGAACTCCGTCCTTGCTAAATTCAGCATCACGAGAAACTACAGACTCAACGCCACCACGAACACCATTGATTAGCATCTGGCGGTTACCAACAATAAGAAGTGGGTTACCAGTTGGTGTGTCAGTTGCAGCTGCAGAGGTAGCAGCACCATAAGATACTACTAGTGGGTAACCAAATAGGCTTCCAGGAGTCTGTGCAATTGGATTAGGAAGAACAAGCTGTCCAGTTCCATCTACCATTCCACGAAGCTCTGCAAGCATCTTTGGGTGAGCCATAAATACAGTGTTAGCTGCATCAAACTTGTCTGAAGACTCAACAATGCCAAGAGCAGAGTTAATGTCAGCAAACGATAGTGCACCAGCAGTAGGAATCAGATTAGTTCCTGCTGTAGAGACTAGGTTATATAGCGAGCTATAAGGTGCAGCGTCAGTGCCATCGGCAGCAGCGGTAACACCAAGAGTTGCGTTGTCAAACTTACGTGCCCAGCGAGATGCCCACTCAGTCTTGTAAGTGTTTAGAACGTCTACTAGAGAGTCGTTAACATCTTCCTCAGATACGTGGAAAATCTTAGCGTACTTCTTAGCGGTCAGAACAACCTCGTCAAGAGTAGCAAGTGCTTCTGGAATGCTGTCACCCTCGGCAACAACTTCTGGAGCATCTGCAACAAAGCGAGGCACTGACTTGGTACGAGAAGCCATAGCTTCACGGCGAGCAAACTGTTCTACAGCAGAGTTAGCGAGCATTGCCTGGATTACAGACGATCCCTGCTCCTCTAGAATGTAGCCGTTTGCCTCAGTTAGGTCAATACGAGCCATTTTTTATCTCCTTTAAAGATATCAGTTATTATAAAGTATGAATCGTCTAATTCATCTGAAATCCCAATGGCAACGTCCATTGACCAGAGGAATACATGACAATTATACCATTTATTTCGTTATAGTTTCCCAAGAATTTTTGCTGCTTGCATTTCACTAGCAGAATATCTTGTACTTACACTTGCACTAATTGCTGCATCTGCCTGTCCACCAACCCTAAGCTTTGGATCAAATACTTCTGGCAGCGTATCTTTTAGTGACTCAATCTGATCATCAAAACCAATTACATTAAAATCTTCATCTAATGAAATTGCGTTAAAATCAATAAACTTTAGTAGTCTATCTGCGTTACCAATTCCCTCATCTTCAATTTTTTTAATAATTTTTTGATTTAATAGATTTTGTGTATATTTTGCAATCAATTCGTCTTTAGACTGAAGCTCTTGAGTAAGAATTTCTTTTTCTTCTCTAAACTTCTTTGCATCGCCTTTTGCCCTTTCAAGTGCAGACAATACTGCCTTTGGATCTTCAATTGTTACTTCTTCATTGTTTGTTTCATTAGTTTCCAACGTTACCTCCTGTTGTTTCCATCAATACATTATTTGTATTAACATTTTGTGAAAGAGTTGCAATTGCTTGCTCTGCAGCAACAATTTTTTGTGCAATCTCTAGGTCATACCCCATTTCTAGCAATACCTGCTCCAATGATACACCAACTACACGCTTTTTAACAGCAACTTCCCAAGCGTCTAGGCTATCCATGCTTTCAACTGATTGCCACTTGACCTGAACATCAGAATCCATACCCTCAACCATAAGGATAAACCTAAACATGTCTCTCCAAGTGTTACCAAATGAAATCTGACGGTCTTCTACCTTTTTAAGTAGTGGTGACTCAGCAGTGCGAAGTGCTTCACCGCTAGGTACATTTCCAGTCTTTTCAAAATAGTGAAGCGGAGTATTCGTGATTGATGCCATTGAACGAACAAAGTCTTTGACTGGCTCAGTAAATACTGTATGATCTGCAGGAGAGAACTCTCCAACCTTTGATACGCCCTTTAGATACCAAAGTTCTCCAGGACCGTTCTTTAGTGTTCCAAGGTTATTTGCAGCAACATCATCATCATTAAAATCATCAAATTCTGCAGAATTACCATTTCCAGCAAGTGCATACCGTTGTGGTGCTCCCTGATAATCAACGGTTGTCATGTGAGTTACAATTAGCTTATTGATGGCATCCTGTGGACCAAAGGCATCAACGTGCTCTGGTCTTCCATACTGCTTTGATGTTCTAAAATGAAATACTGGAATCTGACCCCAAGGATTCTCAATAATTTCACTTAGCACAAAAGATGTAGATGAAACAAGATTGTCAAGATCGCCAAATGTAGAATATTTTTCAATTCTGTCTGCATAATAAAGATTTAGCTTTACAATGTTCTTATCTTGAGAGTCCTTGGTCTGCCACATTTTTGCAGCATACTTCTTAACTCTTGGGTTTTCATCATCATATACAACTACAGTTGTCAATGGTGAATTGTAATCAATTGTTACATTTCCATTAACATCTGTCCATACGATTGCATAGCAGTCACCATATACCAATGCACGCTTGTGAATTTCATTTGCATCTAGCTTAAGATCATTCATTTCCCAAATTGAGTTAATCTTTTGGTTTACTGAATCAGTTGTACCAAGAATGTTTGCAATTTCAAGCCTGTTTAGAACAGAGTCAACCACAGTTCTCGAAAAGTTAAATCTAAAGTCGCTTCCAGCATTTCCTAGAAGCTTATACCAACGCTGATTAGGGAATACCTCAGACTGAGTGCCCTCGTAGTAAGACTCTGCTGTGACATAGACATTCCTTCTATTCACAATTAGGTCAATTGCCTTTTTAATGTCAGACATATTATCTCCTTAAATAGTTTATTTGTGTTGCTCCAAGCTTTACAGCTTTATTGTCTAAGAAATATAGAATTCCAGAAACTGCAGAATCCAATACGTCCTCATGACTTACTTTTGGAAAGGCCCACATCTGCTCTTCCAATACTGGGAAATGATCTGTGTGCCTAACCTTACCTTGCTGGTAAAAGTTAAGTGCTTTTCCTGCACGTATCTGTTTTGATACGCTCTGTGACTTTGATCTGTATTTTGCTGGAACATTCTTAAATACATCTTTCCAAAGATCACCACCCTGGTTTACCTCAACATAGATAACTCCTGCATCAAATTTGTCAACCAAAAATGTGATACGGTCAGCTATTTCTGAAGGAGACATCTTAACTTGTTCTGCATGCCTTACATAGATATGACTCTTTCCAGATGAATCAGTTCCACGTGACAAAACAGATATTCCAGTAAAGTCTGAAACCTTATTTTTTGTTACAGCTGGGTCAATAGATACAATTGTGTTTCCATATTCTTCTGCCTGTTCTATTATAACGTCCTCATTAGTCCAAAATGTTCCATCTGTATTAACTGGACGATTCATATAGTTTTTAGCAAAATCTCTTAAATGACGCTGAGTTTGTAGCCATTCATAAGGCCACTTCTCAGGCCATACGCTGCGTTCTGAGCCATCATCGTTCTGCATAATAGCTGGATAGTAGTGGACCTTTACATTCTGGTCCTTAATCCATCCTAGCTCTGGATCGTCATACCCCTCAGCGTATTTGCGGAATTGGTCCATCACAGAATTAGGCATAGTAGTAGTTCCAACAAAAATCATACGTGCATAGATATTCATAGGTGCAATATCATCAAAAACAGTGTTCTTTTGCTGCCCTGCCTGATATTCAGAATAATTCTTTTCACCCTTTTCAATATCATCAAGGATAATCAAATCTGGACGCTGACCAAATACCTTTTTACCCAAAGAGTTAGTATCAATACCATTAGCATCAAAAATAAAATCATTGCTTTGAATAATACGCCAAGAGTTAGAGGCCATTGCCCTGCCTGTGCTAGCAACGACTTTAGGCTTGCAAAGTTCTGCGTAATCAGCTTGTAGTAGTTCATTTGACTCCAATTCATTCTTAAAGGTCATCAGGTGAGTTTCGGCCTGAGAGGCAGCATCAGAAAATGCAGCAATAAACTTCACGTGACCATGAGCAGCAGCCCACATAGGCAAAATAAGAAATATCCAAGTAGATTTACCGCATTCACGAGGAGCAATAAAGGCATCCCTATTTTGCTTAGGCTCAGTTGGCTTATGTATCCAAGATTTTCCATATTCTGCAATATCTACGTGAAATTCAGAAAGCGTTAGTTCTCCCTGAGCGTTTTTAAGATGATGTGGCAGATAAGTTAGGGCGAAAAGTAGTGGATCATACTTTGTAAGCTCTTTTCTGCCCTCAGAGATTGTTAATAGCTCTACTGGGACATCTTTTAATAAGTCGTAAACCTTCATTTTCCCTTAATATAGTTTTTAAAAGCCTCTGTAAGCAAATCAAGCTTGGTTTCTAATGCCTCAAGACGAATATTTAGCTTCTTTTGTTCATTATTCATAGCATCATGTGCTTTATCTAGTCTGGTGATCTGATCTTTAATTGAATTGCCACCATTTGGCTTCAATTCTGACAGATACCTCTCAATTTTGTTAAAAATCATCTTAATACCTGCCACTACTGCTGCTCCTACTGCTCCAATTGCTGCAACTATTGCTGCTACTATCTCAGGATTCATGATACCTCCAATTTGAAAGTATGGGGAATATTTTTTTGAGACTGCAAAATATACAAATTAGAATATTTATTCATACTGGGTACCACCCTCTGTTACCAAATTGTTATTTTTGATAGCTTCGTTTCTTGCCTTAGCCTCATTAAGCATATCAATGATAGCCAAATCAGTTCCATCTTTACTTCTATTCTCATTGATAGCAGTTGACTTTCCTTCAATAAGATTAATAGTCTGAATAGCCTTATGAACAGCATTTGCCAATTTGTTTAATTGATCAGGATCAAGAGTATCTTCCATTAGTGTCTCTACGCATCTATCTAATACAGCTTGTGCTGCTAGTAGTTTTTCTTTATCACTGTAGAAGATCCTCATATCTACCGCCATTTTTGCCAGGGTATCCAAATTAGGCATATCCAAATTGCGTTGTTCAAACCATTTTTTGGCGGTATGGTAAGACTTTGGATATCCCATTTGTCTCATTGCAG